TCACACGGACACATCTAACTCCGTCTGTCCGTCACAGGCAAACACAAACCACCCAGTTTGTCCGTGATGGAAGAACACCTAAACCAAACATATGTTCGAAATGGCTTCGCTCCCTCCGGTCGCTCCGCCCATGAGTTAGTAGCATTTAACTCCGACAGGAACAAAGTTAGTCATAACTAACTCACTTGCGAAAAAAAGAGGGCAACCGAAGTCACCCTCTACATAAATTATTCAGCTGTTCGTTTCCAGTTATATTTCCAATTATCAATTTTAAAGTCTACAAAACAAGTCATTGCAACTTTGCTAGTGTTCTCGTTATACTGATTGAATAAATATACTGCCCCATCTGCATTCAGCAATGCTTTAGCCAAATACTGTCCACCATCTGAACCCACGCCACCTGCTCTAAACGCTATAGCGTAATTACTGTTATCAGATGGCCTAAAACAAGATGGTAAAGTAAGTATTTTGGTATACTGCGGGGCTGTATTAGGTGCTGTAAAAGTACCGGCTATATGAACCTTAATAAATCGAGTTCCAAAATCTACATAAGAACCATTAGTATTTAAACTGAATACGCTAGTCACTGGTGAACAGTTAGCATTCAAATTAGTACCCGTAATCCTTTCAAAGTAATCTCCGAGCGGAACTGGTGACTGACTCACTAATACATTAAGAATATATCTTGCTAAGATAGGGGAATATTTTGCATTATAGTGTAAGTAACCTTTATCTGTTTCTGTGAAGTAATAATCTAACATTGTCTGTGAGATAGTAGAGATGATAGGTGCTGATGAAAATAAATCAACAAAAGTCCATCCTTCTGAAGTACAATACTGGTTAAAATATCTCCAATAAGCTGTTTGTGGGATAATCCAGTTTGTTTTCATGCCTCGTAAATTTTTGTAGGTACTAAACAGGTAAATCTGGCATTCTTTGTTAAGACCTAACGTCTTAGTTCGAATACTCTCCAATGCTGTCCTAACATCTTCAAGACTCGTCTGGTCTCTGACATCATTAATACCACACCACACGACAAGAATATCAACTTTGCCTGAATAACTTGAGTATTTTTTTGCCTGGTCTGCAAGTTTAGCATTAGATACCGCATAGTTAGTAATATTTAGAACTCTTTTTGTCATTGTTTTTAAATTATTTACCCATGACACACCATTCCTATCTGCTGACAAACTGTCGCCTAACACAACCACGTTTTTGCCTTGTAACACATTTAGATAACTGACTGTTCCATATGTTTCTTCAATAATTTCTTCAAAAACGCCAGCAGTTTCATAATCATGCATAACAGTTCTAACGTATTTCAACACCTGATTCGGAATATCATTAACTTTCGCTTCATAATTATTAACAAAGTCGTTAATCTTCGTATTCTGAGAAGTGAGCGTGTTAGTCATTGTGGTGTTAAAGTCTTTTAACTGCTGTTTAACACTATTGTCAAGAACATTAAAACCGTCCGTCAATTCTTTCATGGTTGAAATCAACCAATCCAGATTAATTTCGTGAAAATTGGTAAATGGGAACTTATTCCAAAATGCCATATTTATACCCCCTTTTAATAAACGCTCAAACAGAACTTATCTCTGAAATCAACTATAATTTTGTTGATGACATTCATTTCAGCTACCATATTCAATCTGCTAGCTGAGTCAAAAAATTTCCCGTAATCTGTGAAAACTTTTGTATGACTCAGACTTTTTTCGTCTTTACCGGTTTCATCGTCTGTATATTTGACAGTATTATTACCGATTGTATTATCAGTTACAACAGAGTGGTCTTTTGGTTTCGCTCCGCTTTCATTGAAACCATATACAGAGTTATCACTGACTACGTTATCCTCATTGTCGTAGGTGGTAGTTCCGTTATGAGAAAGATTTCTTGTCTTTGTTGTATCATCTTTTCCTGTCAATACTTCCTGTGTACTTCCCAGTAAAATGTTACTCACATCTACCTCTACAGCCTGTTGTGCGGAGTAGTACGCTTTCCACACTCCTGTCTGATTGTCTGCCCAACTTTTGACAATCTTTTTGAAGAATGTTGGGTTAGGTAATGTGACTTCCAATTCCCCACACTCATACACAAGCAAATCTTCCAAACGTTCCAACATATTCATTGCTATTGTTTCGGTCTTGAACAACGCTATGAATACATCAAGAAACGTGTTGTCAATGATATTTTCATCCCAGTTAAGCAACCCTATTACAGAAACATAAGCACTCATATTATCACCTCATTTTGTAAAGTCTGCCCACACAATAATAGCAACAGCAACCAGAAAAGCAATCGTTATCTTAACCATCTTCCCTACCTTTCCTCCAGTCAACCCACACGGCACTACTCAGTTTGTCACCAAACATAGCATTAATCTTTCTACAGCTTTTCTGCAATTCTTCAAGCCACAAGTCACATTTACTCTGTGTTTCGAAATCGTTACTCTCAGCTTCAGCTGTAATCAACCTTTCTTTCTTGTCTGACCTCACGTTCGGAATACCAACATCATTGCAGAACATTTCTTCCCACCGTCTGAGTGTATCCTGTAAATCTGGTGCAATGAAGTTTTCTTTCAGCTTATTAGCAAACGTTGTCCATGGGTCTGTAGTATTTCCCATAGCATCCCTACGTCTGAGATTGTTACCATAATATACTGCGGTATTCCCAGACATAATCTGGTCAAACGTTTTCTTCAATGCCTCTGCCTGTACTTTTCCATCAACACCAAACATATATGCTAACTTACTGTTAGCGATGTTAATTTCACAAGTTTCAGCAGTTAATGCCATATTGTCTGCGTAGTAAGAACATATGTCCATAACACCATGCCAGTCTGGTTGCAATCTGAGAATTACACAGTCTTTGTTTATTCTTTTTATATTAATACCTCTCAGCAACGGGTTTGCAATATTGACCTCTGTAGGTTGATAAAAAATATTATATCCCTGTAAACCACAAGCCTGCGGTATCACACCGTATTTGTCAGTTTCAAAAACACATAAGAATCCCCAACAGTACAAGGTGTACAGAAAATAATTCTTGTCCCACTCTTCCGGTAAATCCCACTTGAATACTGACATACATTTCTGCAAAAGGTATCTCAGAAAATAGGAATATAACTGAGTGTTCTTGCAATGCAATGTAGACGGGGAATAACTGGAAGTATACAAGTTAATCATGTCATAACTAACAGGAACATTTGTGCTAAAAACATTCATCATATCACCCCTTTAAGAAATAGTCAAGCCATTGCCGCGTATACTCAACTCGCCGTGGCTGTTCCACTACCGCCGGACGCAAGTAATTTGCCGCGAAAGCATAGGTTAATTTTTCCAAATCATAATTAAGCTGATTAAAAGCCCACTGTCTGAAATCACATGGATATTTAGTGGTCTTATACCACTGCGGTTCAATTCCTCTGTGTGCTTCACCAACGCTCTCTTGATATTCGGCATATATCACTCCGAGCTGTTTGTTTCCATCGTACCAGTCCTCGTGACCACCGTATAAAACATCAAGTACTTTGTACAAATCAGTAGCCGGTGTCCACTGTACCAGTCCATGTCCTGCCCCTGCTGATGTAGTTCCACCACCAACTTCAATCAGACCCGGATTTAGTGTACTTTCACCCTGCATATTTCCAAGGAGTGCCGCAACGCTGTTTACATTCCATCCAAGTTTCTGACGAAAATAATCCCATATAATTGTGGCATTACTTTTCATGTCTGCATCGTTAAGATAACCTGCCGATGTATCAGTAACTACAGTTTTCCATTCACCTGCGGGTATGATAGGTGGAACAGTACCACCCTGTTGTTTTCCAAGAATATAAAAAAGCAACATATTTCCATTATCATTATAATAACTACGCATAATACACCCCACTTTCCAGAAAATTCTTAACCTCATCAATTTCAGCTTCATATGCCCCATTCAGAGGAGTAGAACCGTTTTCAACAGTGTAAAAACCGTTTCCTAGGGTACTAAATTTTCCGTTTTTACAATAAGGTCTTCCATTGTCTGCTCTGTCCTCGTCAACTAATAACTGACAATCTGAGTAACAATAAATACCAGACGTTAATCCGATTGTACTACCTATAGTTCCGCGTGTGCTAACCTCTGCTGAACCTGTAGCCTGTATAGCACCAATTCCATTTTTGATAAAGCCGCTTATTCCTCCGATAGGATTCAGTACAGAACTTGCCAGACTTCCAAGAGCAGATGTAGCTTTATCTGCTATCGCGGTATAATTAGTTTTAATATCACTCACTTGATAATTGACAGCAACATTAGTATACAACACCCCTAATAATTCATTCACATCACCAGTATCCAAAGGTGTAGTAGCGGTACACATTGCATAACCTGTTCTAGGATCCACCCATGCTGTAATATTAATCGCGTTGCCACTTGGAACTTTGGCACTGTCTATTGTCATTACTCCGAAAGCTGGAATCCATATTCTCAAGTTTCTATAAGGACTTGAATTAAGATAGTTACCTCTCGTCGCACTTTGAGGATGAACTACAGGGGTAACGCTACTCGTGAAACGTTTGAATAATGAATCATCAAGTTTTTTAAGACCAGACGGCAATTCAATGTCCCACCAACCTATTGTCATTCCAACCATATCAGTTCCACCTATTGAAAATGGCAACCAATGAACAGATGTTATATATTGAGCTGGATTAACACACAATTTAGCAAAATTATCTGTTATTCCACTAATCCCATCACCTAACATCCAAGTGATATTTGCGAATACTGCCTGTGCAAATGCCTTAAACTGAGGCGGTGTGAATGCATAAAAATTTGAGATACCGTATTTATTAACAATACTCACCACAAACGTTCCTGCTGTATCAAGACCACTTTCCAATTGCCATAATGGTTCTCCTGTTGAAATATGTCGATTAACCTGTGGTTTATACGGATAATAAGTATCCATAATATCACCGTCAAAAGAAGTTGATGAACGCAAAATATAATAATTATAGTCAGCTATTTCCGTCTTATATGTTGCCAGAACATCAACCCGAAGATAACAAGTCCACATATTATCTTCATTTTTCCAGTCAGTAATCCAGTACCACCTTGAAAATGCTTCAATATATGCCATGTTGTACAAGGACGGATTGAAAGTCTCCGCTGAATTAGCAATTGTAATAACAGGAGTCAGCACCCCTGTTCCCTCTTTTACTACACAATTCAAGGTTCTTCCTGCTTCACCGTCTGGAATGAAAGTGCTGTTTTTCCTTTTCTTGACTCTGTATAATTTTACTTCAAAACTCATAGCATCACCTCAGAAAATGTTTCACGTGAAACATTATAGTAATGCTCCACGTGAAACCAAAAAATATCAATCTAACAGGAAAACAACTGCATTTTCTGTGAAGTCATTCCAGTATCGGTCGTTAAAGTGCCACCAAACATTCATGTATTCACCCCTTGCGTTATAAGGAGTAGTAGCAGTTCTTTCACCATAGGTAGTGATTCCTGCCGCTTCTTCATCCATGAGGACTCCTAAAATGTTAGATGTTGCTGTACCTTCACTATCTGGGGTAATAACACCAGTAGGAAGCATATATATTGACTTAACATTAATTCCCATAGGTGTCTGTATTGACTGCCAGAAATTTACACCCTCATAGTCCATCATTTTAAGGTACTGTTCGTTAAATACACTGGAAAATATAGTGCTTTCCACATTGTTCATTTCCGGTGTATATAAATATAACCTCTGATTCTGGACAGGAGTGTGACGCATAATATTGTGGCCTGTGATATTGATATGATACTGTAAACTTCTCTCTGTCATAAGACCTGAGATAGTTTTAATTCTGGAAAATGCCCATTTGTAAAATGGAACAAAATTTTCTGGTTTCTTAACTGTTGCACTGTCGAGTGTAAGACCTGTCACGTCGTTGTATTCTGTGACAAGGTGAATAACATTAGATGTATCACCTTTTACTTTGCCACCAATTAAGTTAGCAATAGTTGCCCTTGCTGTATTTTCATGGCACTGTTCAATCATATCCATAGTGTTCTGAACGAGCATGGTATAAAATCTCTCAAACTCTTCTTCGTTCTGTAATGCAATATTCAGCTGGTCACGGAAAATAGTGTAGTGCTTACTGTACACGCACTGACCATAAAAGTTGGTCTGTAAAATGTCCGGCTTGCTTACAATGTCCGCATCAACACTCTGCCCATCGGTTAAGTCGTAGGAAACATTTGTTTCCCAATCTTTGTCACCAATATTAATTTTACGAACATGGTTTCCCCATTTCATATTATCCACAAAAAGTCCTGCAAATTTGCGGTTATATGGACGGATAGAAAAAATAGTTCTTGAAATAACCTGTGAAATAGCATTAAGTAAAGCGTCTGGTGCAATTCCTAATGCTACTGTAGCGACTGAGGTAAAATCACCACAACTAACAGCCGCTATATTGCTTTTTCCTGTAGCTTGATTGATAATAGCATTTAATGAGCTAACTGAACTAAAATTTGAGATGCTAGGCTTTGATGAATCAATATATTTTAAAGTTGCCATAATTTACCCCCTATTCATAATTTCCGGTGGATTAATAATAGCCGCTGTCATTTCATCAACAGTCGGTACGTGATTATCCCCCATAAGATTCTGTGAAATTCCGTTCGCCTGAACCGCTCTAGTCAGTGCATTAATGGAATTTGTCAACTGGTCATTGTTTGGGAACTGTCTGTTCACAACACTCTGTGCCGGCATCCCACTGTAATTTCCCTGCTGAAAAGCATAATCAACTAACTGGCTCTGTGCCTGTGCCGCCTGACCTGGATTCTGTAACTGTCCCTGTAACATCTGTGGAGGCGTAACAATCGACGCATTCATTACTCCATATGGTACTGGCGGTAGTCCCTGTCCTACGACTGGCTGTGGAGTCTGCACTGGTGCTGGTGCTGGTGCTGGTGCTGGTGCTGGTGCTGGTGCTGGTGCTGGTGCTGGTGTCTGATACGGCACTGTAGTCTGACTGTCCATAAGCGACATAATGTCGGCTTTCGTAAAGCCTGCCCCAGCTAATGCGATAATGTCATTCATTGTCATAGCTTTGTTTCTCCTTTTAGTTTTAATTTTTGATTTTAATCAGATAGTCAATGTGTGCAAATCCTGCAATCATTTTTCCATCTGGCATGGTATACTGTCCTAACACCCATTTGAGGGTAGAATCTGTGAAACCATAACCGAAAAACGTGCTACCTTTTGGCATGGATGCAATTACATTGCTGTCATATGTTGGCGCGTCACGTAACATCAAGTCAAGGTTTTTGGTGTCTACTTTCATTTCCCCATACACATCTGTGTGGGGATGAAGCATATAACCTTTTGTGTGTTCCGCTGTTTTTGCAATGATTTCTGCTGATATGTTCAATGTACATCCTCCTCTCCCATTCGGTCAAGAAGTTTCTGCAATACCAGTGTGTTGTTGTTGAGTGCGTCCTGTAGTTTGTTTACCTCTTCTTTGTGTGACTGCATTTCCTGATACCAAAGGTAGAACGTCACAGCGAGGCAAGATACTGGCACACCAAGGTTTGCAAAAATAGTGCTAATTGTGTTTAAGTCCATTCATTCACCCACTTTCTTTTCGGAACTATGTGCTGGCAGTTAAAAGTAGGGAAGTCCGATTCTAGAGTTGGACGAACCCACGCACCACAGTTCCGCTGTGTGTCCTTGTGCTACGGACTTTTGTTTTCCCTACACATACAGTATATTACATATGGAAGTAACTGTCAAGAAGAAATTTCGATTCAATATCTTCAAAATAGATTTTATCTTCGAGGTAGTTGATGTTCCATATCCAAGCATAATAGCGTTTAAATGCTTTGATGTTCTTTTCATTTATGCCTGTAAATGTCCGAATTGGTGTACCCTGTTTATGTTTGCAGACGTATAGTAAATCTGAGGACTTGTGTTCATAGATAGCAATTTCTTCAAAGAATACTAACGGAAGATATTCTGATAAGTTTTGGGTTCTTACGTCTGAGTAGTCCGTATCGTAAAATTCGTTTCCCAAAGCCATCTGTGAAAAGCCACTGTTCTTACCTACCATCTTATAGAGTGCTGTTTCTTCTTTAGCTTTTGAGATAGGACTGTTACACAGATTATAAAGTGCTATTCCCCTTGACTTGAGAAAAGCTGTTTCTTGTCGTTTCCGCGACATATCGGCAACTTTTCTTATCAGTCCCAGACTGGCGAACAACTCACAGCCTACATTATCTGAGTTCGAAAAGCACAACACCTGTAGCGGCGGCAGTCCTTTCAACTCCCTATTTCGATTCATAGTTTCATAGCCGTGAAGAAAAGACGTTGCAATTCCTTTCGGAACACGGTCACCTTTCTGCGGAATGAACTCGTCCCATATCCACACAGACACATCCTCAGCGGAAAATCCACGTAAATTCGCTAGTGTGGTGATAGCTGACGCATAACCAACAGGTGAACCAACTGGCACAAGTCGGTCTTTCTCATTAAGTTCTGTGTGGTAGAATCCTGCAATATCATCTACAGGGAATGGCTGTATATTCCAATCATTATCTGCATTTAACGGTTTGAATGGGGACAACTCAACGTTCTTAATCTTGTCGAGTTGAGTTTGTTTTGTTCTAGAATACATGAAAGTCTTGTTGTGCTCCACGACATATTTCAGACCACCATATGTCTTACCCGTGCCACGTCCACCCCATATAAAGTTAAAGGGATAGCCTTTTTTGACTATCCCCTCAACGTCCAGATAACCGTGCATCGTGTACAGGCTCTTGGATTTATTCTTTGACATATTTTGCGGTGATGTACTCCCGGTTGTTCTTGCTACGTTCTGCAACGATTTCGATACACACATCTACAACGTTGCAACGTTTTGCGAGTTCCATAATTCTGTCGAATGTGCGAACAAATGCCGCTGAAGTTGTTGCGAAAACATGACCTTCGTTGGTAGATACGGTAAGAACTTTTACCAGTTCACCATCTGCGTTTTCTTCTTCATATAAACAGAATTTGTCAATGTGAACCTGTTTTCCTTTCAAATCAGCACCACGTAATCTGTCCGGGGACTCAAACATGTCATAACTCAGATTCATGTCCCACTCATTGTCTTTGATATTTGTTTTAATAATATTCATATTCATTGTTCTCCTTTAATGTTTCACGCTATAGTTCTATATTCAGTTGTAAGTGATTCGAAAAGTATGGCAATACAAGATATAAAAGGTTTTTACTGTTACTCTGTTACGACTGGTTTCATGTCGTCTGGAATCTCTGGTTCATCCACTGTGCTGTCCATCTCTGCAATAGCGGCTCTTACAAAACCCTCGTCAGAAAGCTTGTAAGTGTTGAACTTTGTTTCTGTAGTGATATTTTCAACAGTTGCTCCTGCGGGGACGAGTTCAACATCTTTTTTCATATTATTATACATTTTTACCTGCGTCCAACCCGTTCCGATGAATTCCTTTGTTACAAGCTTAATGTCATCACTGTCTTTTTCTTTAATGCTCAGTATCATAACTGTAGTTGTAATTGTTCTTACCATTGTACCGGAATCTCCTTTCTTATATTATAATTGTTTTGGACTTCTGCCCTGTGAAAGTATTTCTCTCAAGGACATTATTATAGTAACATAATATTTTCATGTTTTCAATAATTTTTTCATTTTGATTATTGACATTCAACAATATATGTGGTATTGTATAAGTGTTCCAATAGATAACTACTTATATGAAAGGAGTTTTAACAATGACTAAGAAAGAAATAGTTGAGACACTGGAAAGGTTAGCCGATGAAATTGAAAAAGGAAGTAAAATGTTTGTCTATATCAATAACGTTATGCTGACTAACAACTTTAGCTTAGGTCTGACAGAAAAAGTTAGATTTGAAGTTAAAAAACCTTGCGTGGATGACAGCCAGTACTGGGTATTCTTATATGCGGGTTGTTCGGTAGTAACTGCCATTATGGGAGACAACATTGAAAAGATAACTATTGAGGTGAGAGAATGAGCCTATTCTTGTTAGGGTTATGTGTTGGTATAATTGTAGGGTTCGTCATAGACGGACTTCACGATGACTAATGTTTCACGTGAAACATTTCAAGAATGAAAGGAGAAAACTATGAAAACAGTGAGTGTTAATTTTCAAGAGGATATCTTGAAAAACCTTGATGAACTTGCTTCTAAACTGGGTACTTCAAGAAGTAATGCATTAATGATAGTATTGAGAGAGAATGTGATACTCTCTTTAATAGAAAAGGAGTGTGGAAAATATGGCAAAGAAATCTGCAAGTAGAATACAACTAGAGGTCAAATACAGAGAGTTGAGAAAGAAACTTACAGGTCAAATAACAAAAGTTTCTAAAAGTGCTTACGCGAAAGACGTAGAAGCGGCGAGGGCTTATATTGAACCTAGAATTCCAGTTGTTTCAAAGATTAAGTCTAAACGTAACTTGGAAATGGCAATTCGTGAAGTAGAAGCGGCATTGAAGAACAAGACATTTGTGATAGCTGAGAGAAAACGACAGCGTAAGGCGGCAGTTGAAAGACTAAATATTACGTTTGGGACTAATCAGTTCAATAATTGGAGACAAGCATCAAAGTTCTATGATTTTATGAATCTTGTAAGAACACATTCCGAAGATATCATATACGACAGCGATAAAGCCGCCGATATATACCTTGAACACACTAATGAACCATCACAAAAAATATTGGAGAGATATCGCGAATATGAATCAGAATTCCGTAAAAGAAGTCCAAAGAGAGTGCGTTTCTGACATTATCAAAAGTATACCAATTGCAAGAAACTACAGTAAAAGAAAGAAATCAGATAAGACATTATTCCGCAACTGCATGTGTGCTTTCGATATTGAAACAACTTATCTTGACGATGTTGAACAGAGTATTATGTATATATGGCAATTTGCTGTCATGGATTTAAGAAACGGGAATATATGGTACTGTTTTGGTAGAACATGGGAACAATTCACTAAGTTACTTGACAGTTTTTACCATGAGGGGATTACGGTTTTGGTTTGGGTACATAACCTCAGTTATGAATTCCAATTCATGCGTCACTGGTTACCTTTCCAAAAAGACAAAATATTTGCCCTAAAGTCTAGAAAGGTTGTCAGAGCCGATATTGACGGAGTACAGTTTCGATGTTCTTATATACAGACCAACAAGAGTCTGGACGCTTTCACTAGGGATATGGGTGTTGTTCACCAAAAGCTTAGTGGTGTTGAATTTGACTATTCAAAGAAGCGTTACCCGTGGACTGAAATGACAACAGAAGAATTGCAGTACTGTTGTAATGACGTTGTTGGTCTGTTGGAATCTATGCAAGTGCGAATGAGAATGGAAAATGACACTTTGTATTCTTTACCATTAACTTCCACGGGTTATGTTAGAAGACTCGCCAAAGAAGCAATGCGAAAATTTAATCATAACCAACTACAAGCTATGATGTGTGATGTTGATGTGTATAAGCTGTTGAGACTTGAGTTCCGCGGTGGTGACACACACGCAAACAGATATCATGTCAATAAGATTCTTGAGAATGTGGCTAGTTATGACAGGGCGAGCAGTTATCCAGATGTTATGTTAAACTATCGTTTTCCTATGAGTGCTTTTACTCCTAGAATGATAACAGATATTGGTGAACTAGAAAAGAAGTGCCAGATAAGAGACTGTTGTTTTATAGCTGTATTTACAATAACCACCTTACAACAGAGAGATATTTACTATGGCGCACCTTACTTGAGTCTCGATAAGGCTGTTGAGATATCAGGTCAGGTTGTTGATAATGGTAGAATATTGAGTGCTAACAAGGCTGTATATGTATTCAACGATATAGACTGGAAAATAGTTAAGAATGAGTATGTTGGAGAGGTTGAAATTAGTCAGGTATATATTGCGAAATATGGATATTTACCGCAAGCATTTCGTGATTTAGTCATTGACTTGTTTCATAAAAAAACATCACTCAAGAATGTTGATGGTCAGGAATTAAACTACATGAGAAGCTGATCCGAAGGCTTTGCCCCTGCCAACGGTCTGGTCTTGAGTCCCGCTTCGGGTTCGATGTCCTCCACCACGTGCGCTCAGAATCCAGTGAAACCAGATGTTATCTATATGGATGAACCAGACCAAGCTTTTACACTAGAAGATATAGTTGATATCGGTGAAAAGTTGGAAAAATACAACAAGAAAGCATTCCTGTTATATGCGTGGGGCTGTTGGGTGACTGCATGGGCTAGATTAAAATTGAAAGAAATGATA